CAAGACAAGCAACAATGCGAATAGGGAGTGTAACAATTAACATATCATGACATACACAGAATTAAAACAAAAAATAAAAGATTACACTGAAGTATCAAGTAATGTATTTACCGATACTATCTTAAATGGATTTATTCAAGATGCTGAATTTAGAATTTTAAGAGAGGTAGATTCTGATAACAATAGAAGATATGTATCAGCTAATTTAGTTTTAAATACTAGGTTCATAGATACTCCGTCAGATTTATTAATTGTGAGATCCGCTCAAATTGTAGACTCTGATGGCACAGCCGCAGCAGATAATAGAGATTTTTTACAGTATAGAGATACTAACTTTATGTCCGAGTATAATCCAAAAGGAGAAACTGGGGTTCCTAAATATTACAGTATGTGGGATGAAGACACTTTAGTTTTTGCCCCAACCCCTAATGCGACTTACACAATTCAATTAAATTATATCTTGAAACCAGCTGGATTATCGACTACAGTCCCTACTACATATCTAAGTCAAAAATTTCCCAATGGCTTATTGTATGCATGCCTAGTT